TGGCCACCTGATCGCGCCCTGGCGGGCCGCTGTGGGCCGCGTGGCGGGCAAGGCAGGCATGGGTAAGGCTGGCCACCTGATCGCGCCCTGGCGGGCCGCTGTGGGCCGCGTGGCGGGCAAGGCGCGCCGAATCCAAGACAAAAAAAGGGCGCCGCGTGGGCGCCCTAGAGGGAGGAGCTGGTTTATTCGTCGGCCGGTACTGGCAGTTTTTCCACCGTGGCGGCGAACGTGGCGATGGCTTTGCTGTAACCTTCCGGCAGTGTCTCACGGTGCTTCACCATGAACGCTGCCAGCATTGCAGCCTGTTGACGCACAAACTTGGCCGGGCTGCTACCTTTCGGCACACTCGGCACGACTGTCGGGCTGTCAGCCGTGTCAGCCGTGTCATCGGGCGGCGCGCCGCCCGTACCACTGGTCGGCCGCGGCTTGCGACCGGCCGCGGACCGTTTCGGCGCGGCCTTGACCGCGTCGTTCCAACTGTCCACATACGGCAGCCCGGCATCAATGCCGGCGCAGATGCGCAGTGATTCCGACCGAGTGACCGCCACGCGGCGCACCTTTGCCGCGTGTGGCCCGGCTTTTTCGAACGCTTCCCAGAATGCCGTGATCATGCTGGACGCTTCACCACGTGGCAGCGCCTTGATCACCGGCACCAGCGCGGCAACGATGCCTTGGCCGTAGAGGGCCAACCCCTCTTCGGCTTGCGCCCCCGCTTCCAGTCCAGCCTTGCGCACGTCAGCAATGGTCAATACATGTGAGCTTTCCATGACTTCACCTTTAGGTCGATTACCTGGCAATAGCGCCAGTGATGCCCATTCTACATGCTTGAAACCTTGTGTCAAGTGTGGGAATTACATGGTGGAATGGGAGTAATTCTTTTCTGGGGCGGGAGAGGGGGCAGGGGGGTTCGCGCGGGCGGGGCGGGGGGCTCGTTCATGGTCGCTCACATAGGACAACCAAAAAACCCGGAAAAGTTATTTTCCAACCTTGAACTATTCCAAGACCCCTACCAATAGAACACCCCCCTCACACTTGACAACCTCCAAAAATTCTGCCAGCCTACAGCAATACGCTACCTCTCTACCTGGAGGGCGACTGAAGTGGTACGCCCGCCCGCAACAAAGCGCGGCATAACTGGAGAACGACATGACAGACGAACGGTACAAAGCGATAATGGCCGATCTCGGCTATCCAAACTCACTCAGCTTACTGAGCGCGCTGAAACAGGTAGCAAGCGAGGCCGGACGTGAGCGCGCCTTAACCGAGCGGGAGGAATGCGCCATTATGGCCGAGAACTTTTCGACGCGCGACGGATACGAGATTGCGCATGCCATCCGGGCGCGCGGGGCTTGGTAGGGAGCCTGACATGATTGACACGAACGAATCTAAGACCAGCCCGAGGAATAACCCTCCCATGCGATTCGTCGCCGTCCGCAAGTGGAGAGACGGGGGAGAGCAAGTGATGGAGTATTTTGAGTCTGAAGCCAGTACGCTAAAATGGATAGCAAAGCAACACACGTCAAAAAAAGATTTTGTTTGGTGTGTTGGTGAATTCTAGTGTCGAAGCGAGCCCCATCCAAGATAGCCGGGCGGGAGACGCTGTGAGCGAGCCGATTAGAATCCCTGTGCGAGACTTGCTTGTCGAGGTTTTGATGATTCACGCTGACCCAGAAAACCCTGGCTACAACGAGTGCGACGTTGCGCCTTGCGCGTGGTGCGAGTCCGCGCGGGCGCACATTGCTGACATGGATAGGGCCGCCGCACATGAGTGTGGCTAAAGACCTGCTGGCATATCCCCTGCGCACGCCGCGCGGTAGTATAATCCTGCCAAGATGCAAGACCTGACACCCCGTCAAGCCGCCATCGCCGGCCCCGACGCAGACCCCGCCACCATTGGCGGGTACCCCCCGACGCTGCCCATCGAGCTGGCCCTGAAGGTGGCCCCTCTGCGGGAGATTCTGGAGGCGTACGAGATCACTCGTGGGCAGTGGGACGCACTGCGATACGACCCGGTGTTCGTGCAAGACCTAGCCGCTGCAGTGGAGCTGGTCAAGAAAGAGGGCGCCAGCGTGCGCCTCAAGGCCCGCCTGCAGTGCGAGGAGCTACTCAAGACAAGCTGGGCAATGATCCAGGACCAGACAGGTATCATTCCGCCCACGGTGCGTGCCGACCTGCTCAAGCACACCTTTCGCGTGGCCGGCCTGAACGAGCCGCCCCAGGCAGCGGCCGGGGCCAACGCCAATACGCTCAACATCCAGATCAACCTGGGCTGAGCTATGAGCAGCACGATTGTCTACACACCGCCAGCGACGATTAAGTCCTTTATCCGACATTACCTACCGAACGAATTATTCTACAATTGGGTGGTCGGCCCCGTCGGCAGCGGCAAGACAACTGGTTTATTTTTCAAGCTAGTCTACATGGCCAAGCTGCAAGAGCCCAGCCCCGATGGTATACGTCGTACCAAGGCAGTAATCGTCCGCAATACCGCTTCACAGCTACGGGACACCACACTGGCCAGCTGGAACTACTGGTTCAAAGACGGTGTTGCTGGTACGTGGCGGGCAACAGACTCGAAATTTACCTTGCGTTTTGATGATGTAGAGTGCGAAGTTCTATTCCGCCCGCTGGACACACCCGACGACATCGAGCGAGTGCTGTCACTGGAGGTGACATTCGCCATCATTGACGAATTTGTGAACGTACCGATCTCCATCATCGACGCGCTGTCCTCTCGTGTCGGTCGGTACAAGATGCCAGACGGCGTGGCCGTCACCAATTACGGGGTTTGGGGGTCGTCTAACCCGAGCACAGAGGACAACCAGTGGTACCCGTACCTGCACGAGAACTTGCCGGATAACGCGACGTACTTCCACCAGCCATCAGGCTTCTCAGACCAAGCAGAGAACCTGGAGAACCTACCTGGTAGACGTAAATACTATGAGAACCAGGCTAAAGGTAAGAGCCCTGCATGGGTCAAGCAATACATTGACGCAGAGTGGGGGTTCAGTGCAGAAGGGAAACCCGTCATTGATACCTTTAACGCTGACTTGCACGTAGCCAAGTCATCCCTCAACTACGATCCAGCCGCAGATTTGATCCTTGGGTTCGACCCAGGGCTGGCCGGCAGCGCGTTTGTGTTTGGGCAGGAGGATTTGCATGGTAGATTGAAAGTCTACGGGGAGCTGGTCCAGTCCGGGTATGGCGTGACCCGGTTGATCTCGGAGCGCCTCAAACCCTATTTGCGGCGACGGTTCCCTGGTGCGCACGTGGTCATATCTCCTGACCCGGCAGCCGCGTTGCGCGCGCAGCTGAACGAGAAAACTGTTATTGACGAGCTAAAAAAGCACTTTGATGTAAAGTATGAGACCAATAATCGCCTGCCCAAACGCCTCAATGCGATTGAGAAGTACACTACTCGGCTTACAGACGTAGGCCCGGCGCTGTTGATTGATCCGCACGAGTGCCCGCTCCTGGTGAGAGCGCTCAAAGGCGGCTGGAAGTTCGAGATCAACCCCAAAACCGACAGCATCAAATCCCCAGAGCCCCTCAAAAACCACCCGTACAGCGACACCGGGGATGCCTTCGGGTATCTTGCGAGGTATTATGACTACCTGGGCGAACGAGCAGAGCGGCGGTCGCGCGGCAATATACCGGCTGCGGCGCGGCAGCCTACCAACACATATCACTTCAGGTAGCCCACTATGAGCGCAGTCATCTCCGACCTGAATTTGCCGGCTGTTGAGCCCGAGCTGCCGCCGCTCACATCCAACGATCTCGAAGGGATCGCGTCCAAATACGCATCTTTGTTCACCACCTACTCCAATGACCGCCTGATCGCTGAGCAGCGGTGGCTACGCAATTTACGTCAGTACCTGGGCATCTACGATCCCGACATCGAGTCTCAACTGGGCAATGACCGATCCAAGGCGTACCCCCGCATAACCCGTATCAAGTGCGTCAGCGTGGTGTCGCGCCTGATGAACCTGATGTTCCCTGGGAACGAGCGCAACTGGGCGCTAGACGCTGGGCCGGAGCCCGACATGGCGCCGGAAGATGTGCAGGCAGCCATCGAGAAGGTGGTCCAGGCCCAGCAGGCCGCCGGGCTGCCGCCTGAGCTGACTGAGGAGACGGTCCGGGACGCGGTGCAAGAGCTGGCCAAGGAGAAGGCGGCGCGGCTGTCGGCGGTCATCGACGACTACTTGCAAGAGCTTGGCGGGGATCAGTCGCAGGATCATATCTCGCTGAACCGTCAGGTGATCTCCTCGGGGGTGATGTACGGGACTGGGGTGATGCTGGGTCCGTTCGTGCGGACGCAGAAGCAGGTGCGCTGGGGCGTGCAGGACGGTCTGCCGGCGCGCATCGAGACCGAGAAGTACAAGCCGCAGTTTGAGTTTCTGACGGTGTGGGACTACTTCCCGGATATGAGTGCGAAGAACCTGCGGGATAACGACGGGTATTTCGTGCGGCGCATCATGACCAGAAAACAGGTGCGTGACCTGAGTGAACGGCCCGATTTCTTTGGTAACATCATCCAGAGCTACCTCGCGTTCGAGGGCAAGCAGGGCAACTACAAGCCTCGCACTATCGACACCGAGCTGAAGACCCTGGGCGTCAAGGTCAATGTCAACGAGCAGACTACCGAGACCTCCAAGTACGAGGTGTTGACATGGTACGGCCCGGTGCCGGTCAAGATGCTCCTGCAGGCGCGGGTGCCGCGGGAGGAGGACATTGACACCGAGCTGCCAGGCGAGGTCTGGATGCTGGGGGGCAGGGTCATCAAGGTGGCTGTGAACCCGTGGTACGACCTGGGCGCCGACATCAGCACCTGTCACACGTTCACCTTTGACGTGGACGACACCAGCCCACTGGGCAACGGGCTGCCCAACGTGGTGCGGGACAGCCAGCTCTCCATCTGCGCTGCCACGCGCATGACCCTGGACAACTCGTCCGTGGTGTGCGGCCCCAACCTGGAACTGAATGTGGACCTGCTGCGGCCGGACCAGGACTTGACCAGCATCCACGCCTACAAGCGGTGGTACCGGGAAGGGACTGGCGCGGACGCGCAGCAGGCCGCGGTGCGCAACGTCAACATCGACAGCCACATCCCGGAGCTGCTGAGTGTCATCCGGCTGTTCATGGAATTCGCGGACGCCGAGACCTTCGTCGGGCCGGCGACGGGCGGAGACATGTCGCGTGGCCCGAGTGAGCCGCTGCGCACCGCGGCGGGGGCGTCCATGTTGCGGGGGGATGCCGCCCTGCCGTTCAAGGACATTGTCCGCAACTTTGACATGTTCACCCAGTCGGTGATTTACTCGTTGGTGTGGTTCTGTCGTAAGTTGGGGCAGCACCCGGAGGCTGAGGGCGATTTCAATGTGATCGCACGTGGAGCGACAAGCCTGATCTCCAAGGAAGTGCGAGGGATGCAGATCGACCAGCTTGCCAACACGCTGCGTCCCGAGGAGATGGAGCACGTGGACCCTCGTCTGATGGTCGAGCAGCGGTTTGCAGTGAGGGATTTGACTGATATGCTGTTGCCGGTGGCCGAAGTGCGGCGGCGTCAGCAGGCTGCGCAGCAGGAGGCGGCTGAGGCCAAGACCCTGCAGACCGAAACTATCCGGGCAGAGATTCGGGATACCTTGGCCAGTGCGTTCAAGGACGTATCTCAAGGGATCAAAAATACTGCGGTAACTGAAAAGACCCGCGCTGAGGTGGTCAATACCGCCTTGGACACATTGCTAGGAGGTGTACAGAATGGCGAGCAACCGAGTGCTCCCGAGCAACAGCAAGCTGTTCCTGGAGTCGGTGGAGGTGGTCCGTAATGCGCGCCACACATCAGAAATCCAGGCAGTGCTCAGGATGTTCAAGCTGCTGGAGGAGGGGGCTGTCGAGGAGCTGGTCTCGACGCCCAAGGACGAGCATGATGCTCACGTCGCTGTGATACAGTTGCTGCGCAAGCTCCACGCGCATATCGTGGAGCCCACATTCGCCGAACGCCAGGCTGCTTTTCAGGGTAAATCTTGATGTCTACCACTATTAAAATATCGCAACTTGAGTTAACTCTTGGTGAAGCCCGAGAGCTGTATTTGCAGCTTCACGAGGTGTTTGGAGAGAAGTTGTGCCCATGCTTACCTCCTATGTATGTGCCTGTTCCAGTACCATACCTAGCCCCGGTTGCGCCCGCACCGTGGTACCCATATTCCACAAACCCCCCATATACGTTGTACCCAATTATCACATGTTCTAACACGTCGGCTGCTACTGTAATGGAGGCGCACAATGGCAACTGCTAACCCCCCGACTGTCACACTACCTGACACGCCCGCCGAGTCGGCTGATTTCGACTCGGCGTTCGACATGTTTTCGACTCCGGAAGGTCAGACCGCGCCATTGCCGGTTGACGAGCAGCCGACCGAGCCGCCGTCCGGCGAGGCTCCTGCAGAAAGCGGGGAGGCTCCTGCAGAAAGCGGGGAGGCTCCTGCAGAAACTCCCAAGCTACCGGAGGACAAGGCGGCGAAGGACAAGCCCGCCGAACCTCCGGCCGAGTCCGACGAAGCCCTACTGGCCCGTCTGGCGGCCTTGGTAGGGAAGACTCCCGCTCAGGCTGCGCCGGCTCCGCAGCCCGAGTCTGTCCAAGCCGCCCCGCAGCCGGCACCTGCGATCTTCACTGAGGCCGAGACCAAGTTCCTGCAGGAGTACGAGCAGGAATGGGGCGAGGTCAGCCGCGGCGAGGCGCTGAAGCGGCGCGCTGAGACTCAGGCCCTGGTCGAATACCTGTTCACCGAGATCGCCAACGAGTTGCGGCCGTTGGCGCAGGGGTACCAAGAGCTGCAAGCAGCTGCGCGCATGGGCGTCATTCAGAGCAAGGTGCCTGCGTACGAGACGGTGAAGGCTGATGTTGCCAAGTGGGCGGAGGCTCAACCCGCCTACTTGCGCGGCGCGTACCAGAGTGTGCTACAGTCTGGCAATGCAGAGGATATAGCGGACCTGGTGGCCCGCTATACCAAGGAGACGGGGACAGCCCCGACTCCCGCCCCAGTAGTAAAACCGGTAACTGAGCTGCCTTCGTCTGCCAAACAAGCGGCAGCGGCGTTGGCCCCAGTCAGTTCCAAGCGGTCCACGGTCGCGGCGGCGGATGTTGATCGAAATGATTTCGACGGCGCCTTCGCAAAGTTCGCTGGATCAAGTAACTAGGAACTTTTGACACCTGTCTTGACAGGTATGGGCCAACTTAGGAGCTATTATCATGGCTGAAATCACTACTTACGGTGACATCTCCCCGGCTGTTGCGGCCTGGTCCGTTGTGACCATGCTCAAGCGGGGTCTGCCGTACCTGCACTTCGAGAAGTTCGGTCAGACCTACACCCTGCCGACCAACAGCACGACCACCGCCAAGTTCCGTCGGTACTTCCTGTCGGGTGCGACGGGCTCTGCGGGCACCGGCACCGGTGCGTACTTCACCCCGGTGGCCACCACGCCGCTGGTGGAAGGCGTCACCCCGACCGGGCGCAAGCTGGCCAACCAGGACTACACGGTCACGTTGAACCAGTACGGCGATTTCGTCACCATCACTGATGTCATCGTGGACACTCACACGGACCAGGTGCTGTCGCAGGCTACCGAGAATCTCGGTGAGTCGGCGGCGCTGACCAAGGAGATTCTTCGCTTCAACGTGCTCAAGGCCGGGACCAATGTGTTCCGCGGTGGCGCGGTGGCGGCTCGGAACCTCATCGTCACTGCTCCCACTCTGACCGACATGCGCCGCGTGGCTACTGGCCTGAACCGCCAGAACGCCCGGAAGATTTCCTCGGTGCTTGCGTCCACCCCGGACTTCAACACCAAGTCGGTCGAGGCGTCCTTCATGGTGGTGTGCCATCCGGACTTGGAGTCGGACTTCCGCGGTATGGCTGGTTGGAAGCCGGTGGCGGACTACGGCCCGCACACGACCCCGTTCGAGTCCGAGATCGGCTCCATCGAGCAGTTCCGGGTGATGACCAGCACGGTCTGCGCGCCGTATGCCGACTTGGGCGGCGCCAACGCCGCGCTGCGAGGCACGACCAACCCCGCGGTGGCCATCGACGTGTATCCGATCCTGGTCTTCGGTCGAGATGCGTACGGCATCGTGCCGCTGAAGGGCAAGTCGTCCATCACCCCGATGGTGGTCAATCCCAAGCCGGCCTCCGGCGACCCGCTGGCTCAGCGTGGCACCGTGGGCTACAAGTTCTGGGATGGTACGGTGATCCTGCAGCAAGCCTTCATGGCTGTGCTGGAGGTCGGCGCCACGGCGTAACCACAGGAGGAGGGGGAGCATTTACTCCCCCTCCTGTTTCTGCACATCACTGAGGACTGACACATGGCTCTGACCACCAACACGCAGTCATCGACTGCCGGCATCGTCAATCACAAGACCGGCTACGTCGTTTCCGATGGCGGCGCTGCGGCTGCAACGACCTTCACGCTCGGGTTCGTCCCTCGCATCGTGCGGTTCCACAACGTCACAGATCGCATCAGTGACGAGTGGCTGACAGGCATGGCGGCTGCAAGCTCCATCCACACCGTCGCGGCCGGCACGCGCACCCTGGAGACGACCAACGGCATCACCGTGGGCACGGACGGTACGTTCACCGTCACCGCCACTACGATGGTCGCCAGCAAGACGTTCGTCTGGGAAGCGATTGGCTAAGTGAGCAGTGACATGTCAGATGGCATCAAGATTACCCGCCTTGCCAATGGGTTCGAGGTGTGCTTCCAAGACCCTGACATCGTGGCTGCGAACAAGAAACTCGACGGGAAGGGCATGTCAGCCTGGCGTGATCCGGAAGTTGAGATGGCCTTTGAATCGGCAGACGCAGTGGTTAGTTTCTTGGGGAAGTACCTTGAGAAGCTGACCGCTGCCGAGTCGTTCGACACGGCGTTCATGAAAGCATTGAAGACGGAGTAGTTCATGGAAAGTAACCTGACCCTACCACTGGCTGTTGACGAGATCGAGCCCCCCAAGGCACCACGCGCGAAGGCCAAGGCTGCTCCCGAGCGGGTGAAGATCATCCTGGAGGAGAGCGAGCACATCCCTCCGACCGGCTTGTTTGTCGGCGACAACGGCGTCGGGTACATCCTGGTGGCTGGGGAGGAGATCGACGTGCCGGTTGGTGTCGTCGAGATTCTGTCCAACGCCGTCACCGCAGTGGCCGTCGTGGACCCGCAGACGCTGCAGATTATTGGGCATCGCCCCCGCCAGATGTACCCCTTCCGGCGTGTGTAATGACCGTCCAAGAGCTGCTGGATGAGCTGAACAAGAACGTCCTCCGGGATCGCTCAGGGCTTGTCTCTGGGCCGGCCGACAACTTGTGGGACGACAGCTCGCTGGTTCAGTATCTGAGTGACGCGCAGCGGCTCCTGGCCTCTCGCGCGTTGGTGCTGCATGACTCCACGACCCCAAGCGTTGTGGAGGTGACCCTGAGCACAGGCACCGTGCAGTACCGCCTGCACTCGTCCATCATTGCCGTGCTCTCCGCCAAGTACGGGGACGACACCCGCGACATGCACCGAACCGGGCACTCGGCACTGTCCTCGTTCACTGTACCGGATACGCGGTTCTTCGATCCGAACACCTTGGCCGCCCTACCGCCAGGCAAGCCCCTCGCCTGGGCGTCGGACGAGCAGATCGACACGAAGGCCGGGGTGTCCGGCTCTGTGAGCTTTCGGGTGTACCCTGCCCCGACCGCGGAGTATGCGAGCACACCCATCCGCCTGCGCACCATCCGCAAGCCGCTCAAGCCGCTGTCGCTGGACAACCTTGACGCGACGCCCGAGATACCCGAGGACTACCACTACGCGCTGCTGGACTGGGCCGCCTACCGCGCCCTGCGCAACATCGACAGCGACGCAGGCAACTTCTCGACCGCCGACAAGTTCCGCCAGACCTTCGACGAGATGGTAGCCCAGGCCCGCAAGGACGTGCTGCGCAAGCTGTTTGCGCCCACCTCGTGGGCGTTTGGTCGCAGCGGGTTTGTGTGGGAACATTAGGGCATAGCCACATAGGTGACACAGCATGAGCGGATTCGACAAAAGCATCTTGGGCATACGGGTTGTCCAGGATAATGTGCTGGCTGGCGCCATGTCCGTACCCGTACGCCTGCCGGTCACGGGGGCCAGTGTTACCGCCTCTCCGGTATCGGGCGGAACCATGCGCGTGTTCCGGTCTACCTCGCCGTGGGACTATATCCAGTCTGACCTGGCTGGCGGCAGCCTGTCTTACGCCAACCTGATCGCCGGCACCCAGCCGACCAAGAGTGTCTGGATGCTGTGGCTGTCTGGAGCCGTGACTGCCGTCACCAACGAGGGGCCGATTGAGTCTGCAGGGGATGTGGCCGTCATTGCGACGGCGACCACCCAGGCGGGTGTGCTGGAGGTGTCCGGCTGATGGCCATTCCAACTCGTGTCCCCCGCCTGTACCGACCTTCCAGCTCTGTCCCGGACGGGTCCGCGATACCCATCACCACCTTCGCCGCCCTGCCGTCCGCCGGCAGCGTGCCGGGCCAGCTGCGGCAGTTGTCGGACGTGAACAACATCATCGTACAGGCCCGAGATATCTGGCGCCCCTATGGGGGGAGTCAGGTGCTGGCGATGCGGACGCTGAACCCGGTGACGGTGCAATCCCTGGCGGGAGAGGTTGCCGAGACGATCGGGCCATTTCCGGGCGGGTTGGTGCGCGCCGGGATGCGGCTGGAAATGATCGTAGATTTTCGCCATTCTGGGATAGGTACGGGGATTCGAACAGCACAGGCGCTAGTTAATGGGAACGCCATCTGGTGGCACTCCCAAGCGCCAACTTCAGGAGCCGATCTCGCTGGCAACAGATTTTCCGCTATCGACGTGGTGTCAGATACCTCGGCAGCCCATCGACGCTGGGCTAGTACCACGAGTAGCTTCGATATTGGCCGGCCGGGAGCAACCTCCACCTATGATTTCTCAGCGCCGTGGTACATCGATTTATTGCTGACCTCCTGCAGCGAAACCGCCGTCACCATCACCTCCGCAAGCTGGGCCGCGGGCATAGCGACGTACGGCACCTCCGCGGTGCATACGCTGGCGGTGGGCGACAAGACCGTGATCGCAGGCATCACGCCCACGGGCTACAACGTAGCGGCTGGGGCAATCGTGCTGTCGGTGCCGACTACAACCTCATTCACCGTTGCAATTGCGAGCGATCCGGGTGCCTACACGTCTGGCGGCACCAGCTCGCGGATCAGCAACATGAAAAGCCTGTCCTACATCCTGACACTGAAGGGCTGAGACAATGGAAAAAGCAACGTCACTCGCTGATGCAATGAAGCGTTTCCCCGGCTGGGAGTTGTACAAGGATTCAGAAACCGAGTACCGCTGTTACGCGCCGGGCGAGATTGTGCGCCCCGCGCCGCCCGAGACAAACGTCCCGCAGGAGGTGTCTCCCCTGCAGGCGATGTTGGCCCTGGACAAGGCCGGGATGTCTGCCGCCTACGAGGCGTGGGCCACAGACCCCGCCCGCACGTTTGCCGAGCGGGCATTTATCAACCGCGCGCAGGTGTGGCGCCGGGACGATCCGCTGATGCAGGCCGCCGCAACAGCCCTGGGCATAAGCCCGGAGCAGCTGGATCAGTTGTTCGCGCTGGCGGCCACGCTGTGAACGCGCTGACACGCATCGCAGTCGGCGCGCTGGGCGGTATCCGCTGGCTGCTGCTGGCCGTGGGCACGTTCGCTAATTACCTGGCCGCCAAAGCCAGGACCGCCGCCGAGCAGCTGCACCGATGACCTGGCTGCTGTTTTGGCTTGCACTGGCCGGCCTGGCGCTGCTGGCCGTTGCCATCATCCGCCTTAGCGATGCCGACGATGCCGCCGAGGCCCAAGCAAACCTGGCGCGGCTGCTGGCGGAGCAGGCCGATGACCGGCTGTCTGACTGAAGCTGCGAAGGTACGTGGCCGGGCGCGCATCCGCGGCTTGACGCCGCCTCCCGAAACGGCGGATGATCGTATTCTGCACCGCGCTCTGAGTATCCCAATGGTGTTCGATCAGCCTTCTCGCCAGCCCAAACCCACCGCCAAGTGGCGCCGCATGGCTGACATGTACAAACGCTTCGCTGCCGGGCATCAAGGCGCTGACTTCGGCGAGGAGGCAGCCTTGATCATGTTCCTGCATGAGTCCACAGGCACCCCTCTGCCTGACCCCAAGTCCAACGGCTATGCCCTCGGCAAAAAGTGGATGGATGTCACCGTGGCCATGTGGAAGGAAGATATTCTGCTGGGCAACCTGTTCGCCTTCGAGTTGATTGACGACTACCCCGACTGGTTCCTGGAACGTATCGGGGTGCTGGAGCTTGGGCCGTTGGGGGGCATCCCGCTAGAGGTCCAGCGCGAAGTATTAGCAGGTATTCAATGAACTTTCGTGACCAGCTTGCAGCTATGCTGAATGATCTCACTCCAGAGGAGGTGCGGCCTTCCGCACAGATTGTCGAGAACGCTGTCGCGTTTGTGTCGCGGCTACCTGACGAAATGCCGCATCCTGAAGTAGGGCTAGACCCCGATGGAGATATATCCCTCGACTGGATGTCCACACGAGGCGTTTTTACTGTGAGTGTAGGCACTATATGTGAAACTGCCCCTTACGCCATGAATTTAAGCGGGCGGAGCGCGCACGGCGTAGCTCCAATAGAAGATATTTTACGTGAACTAAAGGACTATCTGCGCGTGCTTACTGGGTTAGAGGCAGTTCAAGGAGGGTAACCATGCCGCTCAAGAAGGGTTCATCGCAACAAACTATCAGCGAAAACTTCCGGAAAGAGATTCACGCTGGGCGTCCCCGAGCGCAAGCCATAGCGATTGCCATGCAGCAGGCCGGTAAGGTCAAACCTGCTGCGAAAAAGAAACCTGCGAAACGGTAGAGGGCCACATGTCAAAACTCCGCACTATCTGGGCACGTATCAGCCGGCGCCGGCACGTGATGCTGATCGGCCTGTCCGCGCTGGGCATCTGGCTGTCGCTGCGCACGGACCCGGACAACGGGTGGGCCACGGCACTGGGCGGGCTGGCGGTGTTGCAGGGCGTGTGGGCCGTCGCCGCCGCGCACCTGGCGCGCAAGACCCTCGCCGACTACCCGGAGGCCGACCAACGCGGCCTGTTCGCCAAGGCGTTGGAGCACCCCATCGGCTCCGGGCTGGCGCTGGTGGCGCTGGCGATCATGTTTTTGGGCGCCTGCATTGTGTTCTCTCCGCGGGCGCATGCGCAGGTGCCTTCAGGCTTTTACACCTACGGCCCCGTCCTCGCCGAGGAGCAGCGCAAATACTGGCCAGAGCATCCTGACCTCCCCGCACTGGCCGGCCTGGTCGAGCAAGAATCGTGTGTCAGCCTGCGGTCGAGCCGGTGTTGGAACCCCGCCGCACGCCTCAAGACCGCCCGCGAGGAGGGGGCAGGTATGGGGCAAGTCACTCGGGCCTATCGCGCTGACGGCTCCCTTCGCTTTGACAGCTTGGCCGAGGCTGTGGATCAGTATGGTAGCGCCCTTGCCGGCCTGTCGTGGGGCGCGGTTTATACCCGGCCGGACCTGCAGTTGCGTACGATGGTGCTGATGTCTCGTGACGCCGCCAAACCGTTTGTACACACAAAAGGGTGGCTGCACTTCGGTGATGCTGGGTACAACGGCGGCGTGACTGGCGTTAAGAAAGAGCGTCGCGCTTGCGCCATGACTGAGGGCTGTGACCCTAAACTCTGGTTCGGGAACGTCGAGAAACACTGCCTCAAGAGCCGGCAGCCGTTATACGGCACCCGCACCGTGTGTGACATCAACCGAGCGCATGTTGCCAATGTGTTCGGCTTCCGCCGTGCGCGCTACGTGGGGTTGATCTGATGGTAGGTTATCGTAAGTTCATCGTAGCACTACTGTTTTGGGCTAGTGCTAGTGTGCTGTGTGCTGTGGGACAGCTTGGCGGTGGGGAGTTCGTTGCTATTGCCGGACTCGTAACAGGGCTTTACGGCGCAGCGAATGCTGCCAGTAAGTTTGCGGTACCGGCCAAATGAATATCCGCCTCATCGCCTACGCCGTCGCCTTCGGCGCACTGCTGCTGGTCGGCTTTCAGTGGCACGCGCGGGGCAAGGAGATCGACAGGCTGAACAAAGTCAACGGCGAGATCACGGCACAGTACGCTCAGTGCGCAGCCCAGCAGAAAGCGTCCGACGAAGCGCTGACCACCCTCCGCGCCGCAGGTGAGGCGGATAGGCTCAAGCGCGAGGATGCAGAACGCAAGTCCGCCCAGACCGTTGCAGACTCCGAACGGAAAGTCCGCGCAGCCCTCACCGCCCACGTCCCCACCGAATGCCCCGCCGCGATGCAGTGGCTCGGAGATTACGGGCGGGAATTGTCCAACCGCTGGGAGCCTAGCCGATGAGAATGATTCTCATTCCTATTCTTGCTCTGCTCGCCGGCTGCGCCAGCGCCCCGCAGGTGGTCGAGCGTCGCGTCGAAGTCCCCGTCGCTGTACCCTGTCCCGCGCCACAGCGCCCTCCGCGCCCGCACTTACCGCTCGCCGACCTACCTCCCGATGCCACGGCCGCCGACATTGCCCGTGCTACGGCGGCCAGCATGGAGGCGATTTCCGGGTATGCGCAGGCACTCGAACTGCTATTACGACCTTGAGCATCCCGTTCCCGCACAAGTGCGTAGGCCGGCCGGGCGCAGTCAAGATGGGCTTCGCAGACCAGTGCTCGGTATGTGGGCGCCGACCACCAAAACCCCCGCCCCCGCAGAAGGTAGTGCGCCAGTTGCGGTAGACTAAGCGCCAGCGGGCGCACACCCAGGAGAGATAGTGATGGCCACTGACTACGTGACGAAGAAACCCCAGTGGCCGTACGCCCTCCGCGACTTGGTTCGGCAGCCAGTTCCTACGACCCCCACACCCCCGCCCTCCGCGGCGTTTCGTGCCGGGCGTGCGGTGCGCGATCTGCCCGGCAACATCGACCAGGCGGCCAACAGTTTCGTGGTCGGGCGAATCATGGACAGCATCAATGCTGGCCGTGCGCTACAGCGCAATGTCATCGACCCGACAGTGGGGGCGGTCCGAGACTTCTCGACTGCTGTTTCTGGGGGTAATCCGCCTCCCACGCCCGTTACGTCTGCCCCGCTTGCCCCTCCGGCCCCGCTTGCGAGTGGCGCGTCGGTGCTGCAGCGCCCTGCTCCGGAGGCTCCTGTCGCTGCGCCTGTCACGGGAACTCCAGCACCACCTTCTGCCGGCCCGAACCTGCTCGCCCAGCAGCGCAACACCGCCCCCGATCTGTACCCCAATCGTGCAGTGCTCCCCGCCCGTGGCGGGCAGCCCGCCGCAACCTTTACTGGGCCGCAGGTCGCCAGCCTGAGCGCGCGTGTGAACGGCGGCAGTTACGCCCCGCCCGCCCTCAGCCAGGCTGCTGCCCCCGCAGTCTTCCAGTCCGGCACCCGCGGCAACGACGGTGTGTCCCGTGCCGTTCAGGCACGTGGGCAGATGTTGGATCAGCTCTACCAGCAGGCGCTTCAGCGCGTCAACAGCAACCAGTTGAACTCGTACGGCGACCTGTTTGATCGCAAGCGGGACATGAACACCCTGGCCCAACTCGGCCCCCTCGTTCAGGCCGGCGGCAGCAACGTGGTCCAGGCTGCAGGCGATGTTCTGAATGCCAACACCGCGCAGCGTGGGCAGGACATCAACCGCGAAGGTAACTTCCTGAGCGCGGACACGCAGCGCTATGGCATCGACCGAGGCTTCGAGAGCACTACTCGCGGGCAGGATATTACCCGCGAGGGCAACCTGTTGAGCGACGACACGCGGCGGTATGGCATTGACCGGGGCTTCAAGAGCAATCAGAACCAGCAAGCTACAACCTTGCAGGGATACATGGTTCAAGCTCAAGGGGCGCAGGCTGCAGCTCAGCAGAAGGCCGCCCAGGATGCACAGAAACTTGCCATCCAGAACCCTGACTATATGCTGCGAGCAGAAGCAGCTACTGGGCGGACGCTTAATCCTGACGGTACATGGCGGAATTTGACGCCAGAGGAGCATGCCGTCAGCCTGAAGCGGTGGCAGGATTACAAAGGGATAGCCAATCCTCTCGATCTACTTAATGTCGGGAAGTAGTACCCTTCATGGCCATTAACGACTACCAGCGTAGGTCGATAACGCCTGAGCAGCAGTTATTGCAGATGGGGACTGTACAGTACCCCTCTGCGGCTCCGGCTGTCCAGAAACCTGGTCTGTTGGGAGAGTTTATTCGGTCGGCCAAATCAGTAGTTGGAGGCACGGTTGCTGGAGCAGGGCAACTTGCAGGTGATCTGCCAGTCGTCGAGCAAGACAATGCTTTGCGGCAGTATGGGCGGGATGTTGTTGAGTCGAATGCCTCCAGCATAGCTGGATTTGGAGACGCTGCTCATAGCCCTCTTAGAGCAACAGCGTCTTTTCTCGGGAACGCGGCTGGTAGTGTAGGGGCAGCAGGGGCTGTTGGTTTGGCTGGGCGCGCTGTACTTGCTGCTGCCCCTACTGTAGCGGCATTTAACGCTCCGCTAGGACTTATTACGGCTGGCGCCGGTTGGGCATTGTCTACGGTTGGTCCCGCGGCTACCTGGGCGTTGGCATCATACGGCCGCTCGCGCGCCGCGCAAATCGAGAAAGACCCTACCAATGAGTCGTCGCTCGGAGCTAAGTTAGCTGCAGGGGCGGGGGCTGCAGGCGTAGCGTATGTAGAAAAGTTTGGTGCTGAGCGGTTGTTAGGTGGAAGAACATTTCTCAATGAGGCGATAAAACCAGGGAAGTTAGGATCGCGTATTTGGCAGGGGGTCAAGCGCGCCGGAATTGAGGAGGCTGTCGAAAACGTACCGCAGAGTATGCTCGAACAGCTTGTGTCGTTCGATAATCCTCTGTCAGCCAAGAGTCTGCAACAGACAGCTTTCGAGTCGGTCGCAGGGGCTATTGGTGCGGGGGGCCTAGGCGGCGTTTCTGCGGGCGCCTTCGGCCCCCGTCCAGCCCAATCAACCGTCCCCCCACAGAACATTCCGACAGAGGATTTGGGGCGCAGCGTGGACGAGATTCTCGCGCCGCAGCAGCTCGACCTGCCTTTGTCCCAGGCGCCGTCCCGCCCGGCAGCGCAGCGGCAGCTTGAGCTGCCGGATTTTGAGGCGCCAGGAGAGCTGCCTCCGCCCGCACCGCCGCTCCCACCGGGAGCGCCACCAGACACCAGTCGGCAGCTTGACTTACCGTTGCCTGGGACACAGCAGGACTTATCACTTCCGGCGGTACCTCCAGCCCCTACGGCAGGGCCGTTCCGAACGCAGACCGAACTTCCCGGCCTGGAGCCCATGCCCGCCCCAACGCGGGCGGACTTTGCCCAGCCGGCTGCCACCCCTGGTGCGCAGTTCAATTTGCCGTTTTTCGGCGACCAGCCGCCGCCCGCACCCCCGCCTCCGACACCCTTTGCTGCCCTGCCTGCAACAGCCATTCCGAAAGGGCTGCCGTCTACCTACAAGGCGGCATTCGAGCAGGCCGCCACACCCGAAGACTTGGCCACGCGCATCCGCAAGGTGTTCTACGACAAGGCGGTCGTCGGTCAGTCGGCGGCGCGATACGTACTGGGCGAGGGGCGGACAAACCTACTGACGATGTACCAGGCCGTCACCGGCCAGGAGATGCCCAACAGTGAGGCACTTGCGCAGGAGTTTGAGCCGGCGGATGTTGAAGCGGCGCCGGCAGTTCCATCGCCCCCGGCCGTTCCGGCGGCACCAGTCGCACCTGCACCGGTAGCAGAAGCGCCTCTCTTGGAGGCTGCGCAACAGCCAGCTCAGACAGCCCCTGCCTCCGCCCCAGCCGATGTAAGTAGTGCGTTTACGACATCAAAGGGCTCGACTTATGTTGTGCATCCCGATCAAACAACAACGCGCAACAAGGCGCCCCGCGACCAAGTTGGCCATGAAGGCGACTCGGGGCTAAAAACTAGAAGCGCCAAGACGGTTTATGTGGACGGAACAGCCGCACTGCTGTCAGCCGCCGGGTTGAGTGATCTGGGCGAGAAAGGCGCGCGTGTAGCCATAAAAGACGGCAAGGCTACGCTGTTGATGTGGAATGAGGCGCAAGGACGCTGGGGCGCTGCGCCATCATCAACGAACATACCGATATACGCCGAGCCGGCGGTAGGCCGGTCGCCCTTGGAATTGTGGCGCCCTACGATGGACGTTCCCGGCTATGAAGCATATAGAGGCATGCATGCCGGAAATCCGATTGTTAGCGTCGGTGAGCAGTCGGCAGATACTAAGAGTAGTCCGGAAGTAGGGCAGCAGCCTGCCCAGGCCATACCCAAGCTCACCTTAGCTAAAGCCAAGCGGATGCTGGCCCTACCAACCAATCAGTTATCCCGAGAGAGTAGAGCCTATCTGGAGCAGTATGTACTAGAGACCGAGCAGGCTTTGGCCGAAGCTCGCACTCTCGGTAAGTACGACAGCAAGCCCGGAGAGTTCAGCCCAGCCGAGAAGGAGCTGCGCAAGAAAGGCAAGAACACACCCGCACCCGGAACCGTTGAGACCATTGACGGGGCCAAGCACATACCCTTCGCAGCGGCTGTCGAGGCCGCGCGCCAGATGGTGGCGGACGGCCTGCCGGGCGACCTGGCGACCAACATCAACGAGCGGCTGGGCTTACGCCGTGCTGACGCCAAGCGTGTGGCCAGTGAGGTGCGCAAGACTACACCTCAAGCATCGCAGACCACAGCCCACGGCGCAAAAGGTGTTGCTGTACCTACTGTCATCCGCGAGCTTGTCACCAAACTAGGTCGGGCAGCGTACACCAAGCTGCGCAAGGTGATGACGGTTGTAGCTGATGTCCCTGCGATGGTGGAGGACATGCAGCGCAGAGGCTCCAGCTTTACCGGAGCGATGCGTTCGTATGTTGGGCAGGCTGCAGCGCGACAAGACTTTGAGCTAGAGAACCAACTCAACATTGCCCGAGACATGGAGGCGGCCAACACTGACCCAGAAAAAATCCGTCTGATGACCGGGTGGTTCAGGAACCCCTACGACAACAAGTGGCGGTATGAGGTTGCTGACGACCAGGCTAAGTTACTCAAGGCGTGGCCTCCGAGTAAAGCTGGAGAGACAGCACCGGACGGGCTTGTTGAGTCTCCTGTGTTTGGGGATAAGACGACGTACAAGCTTGAGGATGTGCTCGACCACCCACGGCTGTACGCGCTTTACCCAGAGGCGAGGGGTATCGAGTTCGTTGTTCAGCGCCGGTTTTTCGACGTATTCGAGGAGATTCAGGGGTGGTTTGACCCTGCGCAAAATCGTATTGTTGTTACCCCAAACGCTACTGACCCGCTGTCTACCTTGCTGCATGAGGTGCAGCATTGGGTGCAGGTGAGCGAAGGGCTCGCGTTTGGCGGCAATTCGGACTCGGTTGTTTCCCTACTTACTCCTGAGCAGAAGCGACGTGTAACTAAGTCCGCTCTGCGCAAAGCGTTGGATGAGGTGCATGAACTTGCTTTGGCGGCGGCACTGGCTAGAATTGCTGATGGTGCCCCTGCGTTTGTGACATATGCGCAAACCTATGAGGTGTCGAGAGCGGCGGAAGCAGAGTATGTTGCAGCCGGGCGGCCGGAGGGAGACCTTAAAGCTACTTGGGTGCGGGCCGCTAATGCCCGGACGGATGCGTATATTGCTTTGCGTGCGTGGGCTAAGACTAGAGGTATTGAGGGGAATACGCTATCTAGGTTCATCGCCTCCGCGGTAAACGGGAAGAGTATCATTGAGGAGGCAGAGGCCGCTCTAGCCGAGGCTAACGAGCGTGTTGAGTTGTTGCAGGCCGGAGACGACGCCGCTTTAGTGCAGGTACTAGAGAAATCCGGGGAAACCTACAAACTTTACCGTGCTATCGCCGGGGAGATTGAGTCGCGGGACGTTCAGGCTCGGCAGAATCTGGATGAGGTTGAGCGGCTGCTGACACCGCCATACAGTTCATCCGACATCCCGAGCGAGGATGTTATTGTCCATTTTCATGTCGGGGGTACCACCAGATCGGTACAGCTTAGCCAGGTGTTTGAGGGGGAAATTAGCAACATCACCGGCCTGTACGATCCCTCGACCGATCACACCTACATCGTCGCAGGCAACTTGCCGGCTGCCGATAGCACGTGGGGCGTGTTCCTGCACGAGGTTGGCGCGCACTATGGCCTGGAGAAAATGCTGGGTACGCGCGCCCACAACTATGTGCTCAGCGAGATCAGCCGACTGGTGCGAGCCAAAGACGCTGCGCTGCTGGATGTAGCCCGGCGCGTGAACACTGTCGAGCAGCTTGGACTCGACCCTGCAGCACCCGCTTTCGCAGAGCAATTCGCGGCGCGAGCGGAGGCTGACCCGCAGATTGCCCGCGAGGCGGTGGCGTACCTGGCTCAAGACCCTGCGAACCACAACCGCCCGCTGTGGAAGCGGCTCGTGGCGGCGGTCAAGGAGTTCCTGCGCAAGTTCGGCTGGGCCAAGTCGCTGAACGCCGACGAGATCACGGCGATGGTGGTTGCTGCGGCCCGCAAGGCTGGCGATATGCCTCAACGCCCTGCGGCGGCGCCTGACTCTGTGGCCCGTGACGCGATGGACGCGCTGCAACAGTACGGCTACTCGGCCCAGCAGCAGGCCGGGGTGTGGGAGATTCTCGACCCGAACGGTCAGGTGGTGTCGGAAGCGGACATCCCTGACACCTTGCAGCTTGCGGCGACCATCATCAAGTACCCGGCGATCCGCGCCGAGCTGGACAAAGACGTGGCTGCGCACGGGCCGATGTTCTCCCGTACGACCGCTGCGTCCAGTGCGCTACCCGAGACGCCCCGCACTGCGTACGAGGCGGTAGGAGACTTCGCCAACATCGCACGGGGCCTCCTGGCCAAGCTGGTCGGGCAGCCGGCGAACAGCATGTCCACGAACGTACTGAAGGCGGCTGTAGGGTGGCTGGACAAGCGACACTTTGTGGAGATGTACGACACCGTATTCAAAGGAGGCATCAAACAGAATGCTGCGGCGGATGACTTGCAAGAGGCGGCTACGTCGCGCATCAACCAGATGTTCAATAGCCCGTACCATAAGATACAAGAGATGCAGCGTAGTGATCGGGCGGCGTTTGACATCATCAATGAGCTGATGATGTCAACGGAGCAGCATATCGACCCGCGCAAGACGTGGGAGCAGCAGGAGCACTTACACGAGCTTGAGGGGCGCCAGCTTGACCAGGTTAGAGAACAGGTAAAACTAGCTAGGCAGAAGTACGGCCGGTTGTCCCCTACTGCCAAGGCAGTGTACGAAGACCTCGTAAACATGAACGAGACGCTGTATCTCATGGATATGGCGATCTCGCTGCAGAACCTTGTGCATGCGCAGATTCCCGAGACGGCAATTCCGCCGGTGTTCCGTACCAACGCCATGTCGGAGTTCAACCGGCGGGCCGAGGCGCACAAGGACATCCAGGCCGCCAAGAAATACTGGTCCAATGTTCTGGACGCCTACGTCGCTGCGACCGATAAGCACATCGACGATTTGCGCGGCAAGCTGCCGCAGGGGGAGCCGGAGACGCCCGAGTTCAAGGCGTCGGTTCGGGCTGCGCTTAAGGGCGTCACTGACCCCAAGCTGCGCAAGCGCATTCAGGCCATGCTGCGCAGTGCTCGACGGACCAGCACGGACAAGGCCCAGGCGGCTACCGTCAAGCACCTCATGCCGTTGGAAGCTCAGCTCGTAGGCATTCAGAAGGGGCTCACCGCCATCGGTCAGGCGCCGTACTTCCACATGGGGCGGTTCGGGGATTTCTTCGTAGCGTTCAAAGTCAAGGCGGACGGGGAGGGGCAAGCTGACCCGCGCGCCATGCAGGCTGTCTACGCCGCCCTGCACGCGCGCTTCCCGGACATCGTGCTACGGTCTGACGGGCTGGACCCGAACGTGTTTGCGCGCTTCGAGTCGTCGGCGCAGGCCGAGCAGTTCAAGAAAGCCGTGCAGGAGCTGCAGCGGCAGGGGCATATCCCGCCTGTCGGCACCCTGGCCAAGGACGGCAAGACCGATCTTGGGACGATCTTCGCAGGCCCGCGGGAAGGCGCGTTCGGTGAGCCTCAGCGGGTCGGACCGGAGATGCTGCACCGCATTCTTGAGAGCATCCAAGACGACGATTACGAGCCCGGCGTGGCCGCCCGCCTGAGAGCGGATATGCAGGCGCTGTACCTTGACTCGCTGCCGGATACGTCCGCGGTGAAGTTCCTGCAGCGCCGTAAGGGTCGCCCAGGGTTTGCGGCAGACATGCTGCGCTCCTACGCCCACCGCATGTATAGCGGGTCCAGCCGGGTTGCCGGCCTGTCCGTCCAGCCCCTGCGAGAACAGTCGTTCCGGACGATGAACTCTGTGCTGCAGGACAACCTCGCCAACCCGAACATGTCGGAGGACGATAAGAGCAAGCAGAAGATCATCGTCGAGGAGCTGCGGCGCCGGGAGCGCGAGCGCACTCAGCAACCCCACACCCCTACCCTCAGCATGCTGCGGTCGGTCAACCACGCGTTCTTCCTCGCTCTGTCCCCTGCGTTCGTGGCGACTCAGGTTGCGCAGGTCGGCATCCTGGCCTGGCCCGAGCTGGCCAAGCGGCACGGGTTCGCGAAGGCCGCCAAGGCGATTACCAAGGTCACGCCCGAGGCAGCCAAGATTCTGACCGCCGCGATCCGGGAAGGGTACAAGACCCGCGGTCTGCACGGCGCCACTGACATGGTTCTCACCGATGACATCCTGAAAGCAGCGAACCTCTCGCCGGGCGTCGAGGCGTTTATCGTCGAGATGATGGCTACCGGCAAGCTGGACATTGGCAACGCCACCCGCGAGCTGGCCCGTGTCGCAGAGGGGGAGGTGAGCGGCGAGAAGACCACCAAGGCTGCCGAGTTGCTGAAGATGGCCACGGCCACCAGCTACGGGTCAGAGCTGTTCACGCGGACGATTGTGGCGTTGGCCGCCAAAGAGCTGCACCAAGGTAGCGGAGCTGTAGAGTACGCTGCGAACGTCGTTGATAATGCGATGTTTAATTACAACATTACCAACATCGCACGGCTTACTGGCAAGAAAGGTGTTATCGGCTCTTACACACCGGCCGCGCTGTCGTTCAAGCAGTACCCCTTGCAGCTTCTGACCAAGCTGTACCGCGAGATATACCGGGCCATCGGAGAGCGAGAGGGCGTCACTGCAGACCAAGCTAAAGAGGCCCGGACGTTCCTCAAGGCGCACGCCACCGCGATGGTTGCGACTTCCGGTGTGCACGGGCTGCCGTTCGCCACGGCGGTCGCCGCGCTTGTGGACTATCTCTGCGAGCTGTTCAGCGATGTGCCGTGCGACACTAAGACCTCGATCCGCAACTTCACCGCGGATGTCGTAGGCCACGACCTTGAGCCCCTTGTGACGCGAGGGTTGCCGCGGGCTCTGGGCGCCGACGTCTCTAACCGGCTCACCGAGGCGGATGTGATCCCGTTCAGTCGCTTCATGGCGGACCGCCGCGAGATGAGTGAGAAGCTCAAGCTGCTGGCGTGGGATTCCTACGGCGCCCCGGCCAGTATGATCGGGAGCGTGATTACCGGCCTGGAGACGGCCATGAGTGGGGACATCCTGGGTGGGGCGCAGAAGGCGTTGCCGAGCTTCCTGCGGGGGCCGGCCAACGCGATCAGTGCTGCGTCGCGGGGCTTCACCGACAACCAGCAGAACCAGCTCCCAATCACACCGCACACGGCTGACATCCTGTGGCAGATGCTCGGGATAGCCCCCGGCCGCCTGACCGACTACAACGAGGCGCGCTTTGCGCAGACGCAGCGTACCGGACTGCTGGACCGCGAGGCCGCCAAAATCCGCCGCAACCTGGTTGTGGCCATCGAGCAGCAAGACCGGGCGGCGATGGTGAAGTACGCCCGCCAAGCGCAGGAATACCAGCAAAACAATCCCGGCCGTAGTATATTGCCCAACATCGGCTCCGCGGTGCAGCAGCGCCAGCGGGCTCGCGCGATAGCAGGAGCGACCGGACTGCCCATCGGCGCCAACCCGAGGGACTTGGGTGCGCGCTCTTTTACGTCGTACTACCGCCCGGAGGCTGTCCAGTAATGGCTGCTGCACCTGCTCAGGTCTGCTGGACTATCTACCAGGGGCGGACGTTTCGGTACACCGTACGGCCTGAGACCCTGCCGATTGTGTACAAACCGATCACCGGCATCCAGCAATCAGCCCCGGTGTCCATCACGGCTGTGGGGCATGGCCTGGTGTCTGGGTGGAACGCGGCTGTCACCAACGTCAAGGGCATGACGCAGATCAACGCGACGCCCAACGCGCTGCGCCCTTCGGACTTTCGGCCCGTCACTTTCGTCGATGCCGACACCATCACAATCAACTCGATAGACGCGGCGGGGTTTTCGCCGTATGTGTCCGGCGGGCATTTGATTTACTACACGCCAGTCAGTCTGGCCGGAGCGGTAGCACGCCTGGATATTCGAGATAAAGTTGGCGGAGTGTTACTTCATAGTTTGACTTCTGTTGGCGGTGACATTGTGATTGACGACACCAACCATTTTGTTGGTGTAGAGATACCCCCCACCACATCCGACGACTTCGCGTTCCTAACTGCTGTTGGCGATCTTGAGGTTCAGTACGCGGACAGCAGTGTAGACGCCCTGGTCATCGCAGAAATTGCAGTTGTTCGGGAGATTACAACCAGTGGGTGATACTCCGTGGGAGCGGCGATCAGTGACAGACTACGAGCACGTGGCCGAGATTGCCGCCCAGAAGGCTGTCGCCCAAACTTTTTCTGCGTTAGGGGTGGATGTTACCAAGCAATCAGACCTAAATGATCTACGAGATGTGCTCCTCCATGCGCGCAAAATGCAAAAGTTATCGGAGCGTGCGGGGATGCTGGCGTTTGTGGTGGCATGCACTGCTGTAATCTCAGGGGCGCTTACGTTCCTCTGGAAGGGGTTTCTAACTTTGGTGAACCAAAACAATGGGTAATATAGCTTTCACTCCCCTCGTAGAGTTTACGTGGGCAGATTCTGTTTACCTGCCGGACCTGATCTACACGGCGCGCACCGAGAAACTCATCGAGCAGGTGCCGCTGTGGGAAAAAGTCGGCATGGTGAAGGTGGTTGAAGGTGTACCTGCGGCGCTCGCAGGTACTGGCAGCACTTGTACCACTGAGGAGCATTGATGTGGCCGGTACACATTCCACCGCCAGCCGCGACCTTGCCACCGACGCAGTTGCAGTCCAGGCGCCCATTTTCGATCGCCGGAATCTCTCCCACCCCTAAGTCACCGAGGACTTGAAAAATGGCAAATGCAATCTACCCCCTGTACAAGCAGGAAATCCTGAAGGCCAACGCGAACAACGAGCTTGACTCGGCCGAGGGCGCCACTGGCGTGTACTGCGCCCTGGTCGATACTGGCACCTACACCTACAGCGCAGCGCACCAGTTCTACTCGTCGCTGTCTGGCGTTGTTGGCACCGATCAGGAAATCCTGTCCAAGACGCAGGTCAACGGCACGTTCGACGGTTCTGACCTGACTTTTCCGTCGGTGACCGGCGCGACTGTCGAGGCGCTGGTGCTTTACCGGAAAAACGGCGGCGCGAACACCACCTGGCCGCTGATCGCCTACATCGACACCGGCGTGACGGGGCTGCCGGTTACGCCGAACGGCGGCGACATCACGATCACATGGAACGCTGCGGGAATCTTTACGCTGTAATGGTGTACTCGGGCTGATCTGTGTGTGCGGACAATGAGCGGATAGCCGTACTAGAGCGCCAGATAAAGGCTCTGCGGCGTCATCAGACGCTCATGGACCACTGGCACAACACAATGCACAGCGCGTGGTACAGGCGTATTTGGTGGTGGGCGCAGGGATACCGCTTGCTGTCGCTTGGGACGTGGTACCGCGCCCCATGGAATAGCCGGAAGTACGACTGATGGTGATCACCGATCTTGGCAGCGCCGGTAGCACCAACACCAGTGCAACGCTGGCGATCACCGGTAATACCGCGTCCATCGGCGACATGGTGGTCGTCGTTATTGCAGCGGATAACGAAGGGACGGACGGTGCAAGCTCGATATCGTCTGTCACTGATTCCGCCGGAAATAGCTACATCCAGCGGTCGCTGGTCAACTACGACCCTAGCGGAGTAAGGGCTGGCGCCACCCACGCGATTTATACCTCGCTGCTAACTGCCGCGCTGTCTGCAGGCGTGGTGACGATCAACTTTTCCACAAACACCAGAGTCAAGGCCGCACACGTTTATCGGGCAGTGGCGCCCGCAGGTGCAACGCCGACGTTCGTATCCGCAGGAGCTGGCGCGACGGGCAACAGTGCGACGCCTTCTATCGTCGCAACAGTACCCAGTGGCCACACCATATTCGGCGGCCTCGCGGCCGAAACCAACGACGCTATAACCGGTGACGGCGACACAACCTACGGCAGCTGGTCCGCTATACGGACAAGCCTGGCGGATGGTGGCCCCGATTCGGACTCGATGACGGCAAGCTCTCAGTGGAAGACCGTAACCGCGTCTGGCGACCAGACCTATTCGCCAACCATCGAGGCTGCTCGCGATTACGCAATAAACTGGATAACGATATACCCGGTGGCGAGTGGTCAGGCGCTCATCCCGTCGCTATTTGCTAGCGCCGCCACATTTTTCGCGGCAGCCGTCACAGCCGGAGCAGTCGCGCTATCACCGACGCTGCATTCTGATGCAGACACGTTTCATTCGCCGGTAGTTGCCTCAAGCGCTCAACTCGCCCCAAGCCTGTATGTAGACCCAGATACGACATACACGGCTGCCGTAACGAGCACCGTTGCTCTTGTCCCATCTCTTTACAGCGACGCCGATACATTTCACGCGGCGGCGGCTGCCTCGACCTATTCGCTAACGCCCGCTCTGCACGCGGACGCAGACACATTCCCAGCCGCAGTTGTCAGCGCGACCTACGCGCTGACATCGGCCCTCTACGCTGATGCGGACACCTTCTACACGCAGACCTTGACTGCGACGTACAGCCTCACCCCTGCGCTGTACACAGACACAGACACGTTCTACACGCACGCCGTCGCCGCTGGCCCGGTCAACCTGGCGCCAGCGTTATACGTCGATGCCGATACGTTCTACACGCAGGCCGTCACGGCAGGTGCCGTCAACCTGTCGCCAAGCCTCTACGTCGATGGCGACACTTACTACGCCCAGACGCTATTAGCGACGTACAGCCTGACTCCCAGCCTGTACGCCGACGATGACATGTTCTACGTCCCGGCAGTCACGGCCACCTTTAGCCTGACTCCTGCGCTCTACGTTGACGCCGACACGTTTTACGCAGCGACCGTCACGGCCGGCACGGTCACACTGACCCCGGCGCTCTACACCGACGCCGACACGTTCTACGCAGCGACCGTCACGGCCGGCACGGTCACACTGACCCCGGCGCTCTACGTTGACGCCGACACGTTTTACGCAGCGACCGTCACGGCCGGCACGGTCACACTGACCCCGGCGCTCTACACCGACGCCGACACGTTTTACGCAGCGACCGTCACGGCCGGCACGGTCACACTGACCCCGGCGCTCTACACCGACGCCGACACGTTCTACGCAGCGACCGTCACGG